GAAGAAGCCGAAGTATGGGCTAAACTCTTCATTGCTTCCTACTCAGACGAAGAACCCTATGCGCCTAACGGCAAAGGTTTAGAGGGAAAGCCGAAGCCAACTGCAGAAGAAATTGAAGCACGTGAAGCACGTAAGAATAGAACTGCAGACTCTGTATAATCTGCATAATTAATCATAACCCCTGAGCACTGGGTCTAAACTGCTCAACTAATTTATCTATCTAAGGAGTAACGTGGCTGGTCGCGACATAACAGAGGGTAGAGCCAATAGGTCTATCGCAGTTGACGTTGGTGTAGTTTCTTCTACAGCAATCTGGCAGAACACCGATATGTCTTACGACGTAGCCATTGGTGGACTTCCATTCTTCTATGCAATCAATGACTCACGCCCTTATATCCGTCAGACTGCACCTTATCGCAAGGACCAGTTTGACAATGGCACTGAGCCTGGCGAGCAGTCACTAACTGGTTGGTGGATTAGAAGTCAGGCATCGTTCCACTCTGGTTCAGGTATTAAGTTCTATGACCCTGCAACTACTGATGAGAATGGGCACTATCGCTTTGCCGATAGCAAGGGTGTAGACGTTTGGACTAAGGGACAGGTAACTCTACTCAAGTCTTGCACATCTACTCACGCTACAACTGGTCCTATTGCATCTAATGGTGTGACACAGCAGACCTTGCGCCCCATCAAGTGGAGTACAACTAAAGGCGTTCTACTGCACGATGAGTATGATGTTGATAAGATTGCAGCGAATGGAACAGTAACACACTTTATCGACTATAACGCAGGAACTGACTTGCCAGTCTATGCCATCTGTGACGATGGAACAAATGCTTATTGGATTACTAATACCGCTACTAAAAAGACCGTATACAAGAAGGCGCTAACACTGACATCATCTGATGCTGAGACGAAAATGTTTGATGAAGTAGGCACAATCTCCAATGCAACAATGGAGTATGTCAAAGACCGCATTATTATGTGTGCTAACAATAAAGTCTATGAGTTCTCTACATCGGCAACTGCTATACCAACTGCGGTGTACACACAGGCAAATTCTAGCCACGTCTATACATCTATCGCGGCGTCTGGTCCTGCTATCTACATTGCTGGTTACAATGGGATTCAATCGACTATTCAGAAGTTTACATTATCTACAGCAGGTGTAATGCCTACGCTGACATCAGCAATTGTGGCAGCAGAACTTCCAGCAGGCGAGATTGTCCACAAGATTCATTACTACCTTGGCTATATGATGATTGGCACAAACAGAGGTATTCGAGTTGCTGCAGTATCTGACCAAGATGGTTCACTTAACTACGGACCACTAATTGTAGAAACAACACAGCCTTGTTTTGACTTTGCTTCCCGTGACCATTATGTATGGTGTGCAACTAGCGTTGGTGGGGAACCTGGTGTTATCCGCATTGACCTATCTAACGAACTAGAAACTTTGCGCTTTGCTTATGCTAATGACCTATATATGGATGGCGTTTCTGGATACAAGACAACTGCTTGTGCGTTTGTCGGCAATGATGACCCAACAGTAGCCGACAGGCTTGTATTCTGTACAGCCAATAATGGCACAACAGATGGAACTATCTACATTGAAGACTCTGCAACATTGCGTACATCAGGTTATCTAACTACAGGTAATATCCGGTACGGAACTCTTGAGCCTAAAAACTTCAAGCGCCTACTAGGACGTGGTGATTTTACTAAGGGTTCTATGACTCTTGAAACTGTAGATAAAGATGGTATTGAGTACGACCATATATCATACGATGAATCGGTTCCACCTATTGAGGTAGGGACATCATCTCCTGCAACAGCCCAAGAATATGTTGCCTACAAGTTTATTCTTTATCGTGATGCAACAACTTCATCACTCGGTCCTATCTTCAAGGGCTACCAGGCTAAGGCAACTATTGCTACACCACGCCAAAGAGTTCTTCAGTTCCCTATTTACTGCTACGACCTAGAGACAGATAGATATAACTCAATGATTGGCTATGAAGGCAAGGCATTTGAAAAGATTCTAGCCTTAGAAGAAATTGAAGAATCAGGTGACGTACTTACCTGGCAAGACTTAACTACTGGCGAATCTCGTCAGGCAGTTATTGAACAAATTTCATTCTCTCGAATGACACCACCAGATAAACGCTTTAGTGGTTTTGGTGGAGTAATCCAAGTAACTATCCGTACCGTATAACTCTAGGAGTGCAATGTAATGACTGCAGCAAATTGGGCTGGACTAATCGTATCTGTAATAGCAATCGTGTCGGCATTTGCTGGCTCAGTTCGCTGGTTAGTCAAGCATTATCTATATGAACTAAAGCCTAACTCTGGCAGTTCATTGAAGGACTCAGTCATTAGACTAGAAGAAAAAGTTGAAATCCTCTACCAGATGATGATTCAGAAAGGTAAGTGATGAATGAAAAATGTAGTCAAGAAAGCCACACCTGCTGCAATTGCTGTTCTGCGCCAAGCGACGGCTCTTCGTCCAAAGCGCAAGAAAGCCTCAGATGGGCTTCTGCCTTCTGCTGCTCATATAACACAGAGTCCTAACTCTGACCACAATACTGGCTATGCAGCCGACCTTACTCACGACCCTGAGAACGGAATCGATTGCTTTGACCTGTACAAAAAGTTACAGGACGACAAGCGCGTAAAGTACCTAATCTTTCATGGTAAGATTTGGTCGACTAAGAATGGCGAATCACGCTATACTGGAATTAATCAGCACAACAAGCATTTACATATCTCAATCGAGGCAGGCTGCGGGAATGACACTTCCCCTTGGTTCCCTTGGTTAGGTAAAGCAACCACAGTAAACAAAGTAAAGGCAGCGGTAAAACCCTTGCCAAAGAAGGAGATAAAATGAACAAGTTCCTAACACCAGCACGCGTTAAGGCTATCAAGGCTTGGGCTACAGCAGTAGCAGCGGTTGCAGTATTCTCTGGAGTTCAACTCCTGACAGACCTAGCGCCACAGTACTCAGCCCTTATCGCAGCCCTTGTGGCTCCTGCTCTCAAGTGGGCCGATAAGAACGATGATGCATTTGGACTAGGCTCTAAAAAGTAGCCCAAATAAGCCTTTAAAGGCCGTTTTAAGACAAGAAACCCCCTTACCTTAGTAGAAATACTAGGGCGAGGGGGTCTTTTGTCGTTTCTAAGGGTTATTTATCCCAGGTTTCATCCTCTAGGTCTTCGATAAAGTTGATAAATCTTCGACCATTGATACGTGCCTTGATGTCGTAGTAGAGCGCTTCGAGTAGGTAGAATACGGTGATACCTGCAATTGATGCTACGAACGTTTCAAAGAAGTTTGACATATTTCTCCTAATGTGTATAATATATTATATTATTTATATATATTATATAAGGCCGAAGGCCTTTATATTGATATATAATTACTTACATAACTAAGTATACACGCAATCTACCAAAAGTCAAATCTTTAAACAATTGACAAATCACCAACTGTAGGCTTATACTGTCTACATGTCAATCGAACTAGAAGAATATACACTACCAGAGCATATATCCTACTCTGCGTTCACAACCTACCTTACGTGTGGGTATCAGTACTATCTCGGCCGACTGCTCAATAAGCAGGAAGCCCCATCCGTCTGGTCTGTCGGAGGTTCAGCCTTCCACCTTGCGTGCGAAACATACGACAAGGATAACCTATGATAGACGATATTAAAAATCTTTGGACTGAATCATGGAACATCTCAAAGGGTGATACAGACCTAACCAACGCACGTGTCGGCGGTCGCGCAACCAAGGCTAATCCTAACAAGGAAGACGTCAACTTCTGGAATAACCAAGGCCCTGTATGGGTTGAAGGTTACATCAACTGGCGTAAGGCTAACCCTACTTGGAAAATCTGGACAGCACCAGATGGCAACCCAGGTATCGAACTTGCCCTAACTCCAGTCATCAAGGACGTAGCAGTCAAGATGATTATCGACCGTGTCTTTGAAGTCAACGGCGAGTTGGTTATCGTCGACCTCAAGACATCTCAGGCTACGCCTACCAGCAACCTACAACTTGCGTTCTACAAACTCGGTATCAAGGATACCTTCGGTATCGACGTCAAGTGGGGAACCTACTACATGTCTCGCGGGAATAACATCTCAGAGATGGTAGACCTCTCAGAATACACTACCGACAAGATGGAGTATCTCATCGAAACATTTGACAAAGCACGCAAGGCTGCGCTATTCTTGCCCAACACAAACAGTTGCCAGTACATGTGCGGACTCACGGACTACTGTCAATTCTCTATTAAGAAGGATAAATAATATGGCTGAAGACTGGAAACTACAAGTCAACTACAAGTTACCTACTGGCGACTTAATCAACATTCGCGCTAACAGCGCAGATGAATTGAGTGTATTGCTAGAAGGTATTGGCGATTACTCTACTCAAATCCATGCGACACAGCGTATGCTATCGGCAGCAGGTACCCTAGCCCCCCTGTCGACTACCGATTCCACTACAAGCACAACGCCACCGCCTTACTCAATTCCGCCCCAGGCTCAGGCTCCGTCCGCTTCGGCAGCGGCTCCAGTACAGGGTGGACCGACATGTCAACACGGCCCACGCAAGTACAAGTCGGGAATCTCCAGCAAGACGGGAAATCCTTACGCGATGTGGGTCTGTCCAATGCCTCAGGGCGCGGACCAATGCAAGCCAGTCAACTAGAACAAGAACAATTTCCATTTTAAACTAACTAGAAAGGGTACCGATGAGAACGCTAGTACGGTCAGTAGGACGCGCCTCTATCGGAGGGGAACCCCTTCCTAGTTCGTTTAGAGCATTTGAAGCGAACAAGATTATCATACGTCGTTCAGAAGTTTCAATGTTTGCAGGCGCACCTGGGGCTGGTAAATCAACACTAGCCCTAGCGCTTGCTCTCAAGACCAATGTTCCAACGTTGTACATATCAGCAGATACCAACGCACATACAATGGCTATGAGATTAGCGTCAATGATTTCGGGGAAGAGTCAGTCTGACGTAGAACAGAAACTTAATACTGATGTTGGTTGGACGAAAGCAGTCCTCCAAAAAGGAAGTCATATAGTCTGGTCGTTTGAATCATCACCTACGTTAGAAGACATCGATGAGGAAGTCCAAGCGTTTGAGGAGTTGTGGGGATGTAGCCCATCTCTCATCGTCTTGGATAACCTCATGGATGTAGCAACAGATGGTGGCGAAGAATTCGCTTCCATGAGAGCAATTATGAAGGAGTTGAAGTACCTTGCGAGAGCGACTAACGCTGCAATTGTGGTTTTACATCACACTTCGGAAG